TAATTGATATTTAATTTTGCAGTATCAATTAATTCCATGAAGTAATTAGTACTTTCAGTAATATCATGAGATTTAATATAATCATTTTTCTCAATTAAGTCTTTGATTGCAATAAGTGGTGCTGATAAACCATTATTTTCCATTACATATTGGAAGATAGGTTCATTCTCATCAAAGTCTTTTAGATTAATACAATAGTAATTATTATCTTCTTTATCTTCATTCATTTCCAAATTATCTTTAATACTTTCAGCTAAGATTAAATCAATTGGAACTGTAATTTTCTTTCTTCTTCCATCATTAATGTCAATGATTTCAAATGTTCTTAAAATCATGTTGTCCGTTTCTTCATCCGTATCAACATTATCCTTTTCAATATATAATTTAGTATTAGTATCTTTTAGAAGTACTAAGTTTCTATTTACATTAAAGTTATCATCAAAATTCTTACCCCAATCAATCTTACTAGCAACCGCTTGAAGTAAATGTTTAGATGATAATAGGCGTTGTGTTAATGGATTCGTAAGTAATAATACTGAAATTACACCAACATTCATCTCTTGGTTAATACGATATAATTCACCATAACATGTTTTACAAACACCATCAGTACAACCACAAGTGATAGGAGTTCTTAACCATATAGTTTGACCTATTAAATCTTCTCTATCTAAAGTAATAAGTTCTAACATTCCATTTTCATTCAAGAACCATCTATCTTTAAGGCGTTTTAAGAAGCCTTTATTTTCAATAGTAATCTCAATAGGATGCATTGTACCGCAATCATCTTCATCACTAACTGTTAAGTCCATGTTAAGAATACCTAATTTACGAGTTAAATAACCAGCATCCCTAACTTTAAAGTGACTGGTAATTAATGATTTACGTCCACCAATAGAGTTAATAATAAAGTCTCGAACATTAAGTCCTCTAACAAATGATGTATTAATTGGATAAGGAATAATATTTTCAAATAAGTCTGGCTTTGGTCCAATACATAAGATAACCTGCTTTAACTGATTTTCATTTATTCCTGCTCCTGCTAGTAGGTAGTCTCTAACATTATTATCTTCATCTTCTCTAATAATATCTAACATTTCATCCATACTAACATTAATATCTTTAATCATTTCATCAAAACCAATATTTGCATTCTCATCGATTTTATAATTTAGCAGTTCGTTGAATCTTGGATTTCTTTCAGCTAAATCACAGAATGTCTTTAAAGATACAGTACTACCGTATTTCACATTGATTTTACCTGAGAATAAAGCAAACTCATCAATGATACGACTGATATGTCTATGAATATCTCCTTTTTCAACAAAGTATTCAATAATATTGTCAAAATATGTGTTATATTCATTTACATTAGAAGCATCTACAAGGAACTCTGGATCAAATTCTTCTTGATAAGCATTGAATGGGATTGCTAAAATTAAATAAGTTAACAAGTTCCCTTTAGTAATTTCATAAATATCTTCATCTGAAAAGTTAACAGTAACTAAGTCGTTACGTCCTTCAATATTACTAAAGATTTCTTGCTTTAAGAAAGTCTTAATATCTTCGTACTCTTCAGATAAAATAACCTCATTGAAATTAATTTCTTGATTTAAATCTAACATAGTATATTCTCTCCTCTATCTACTGTTAAAATGGGTGCTGTTAAATTTTATTTAATTCCTCTTGCAAAATACTCTTGATTTGATTCATTGATATAAAGACTGTCAGCAACTACTTTTAATTCATCATTAACTAACTTACCATCTTTCTCAATCCATATACCATGTCTACGAGAAAGTTTATCTAAATCCACTAGGAACTTAGTAATATTTTTATCAATTTCCAAAATGATCACCTCAAATATATTATATACCGAAAATTGAAATTTTGCAAATTTATATTTGCTCTAATACATCTGATAAAAATTGACCGTCTTCTAATTTAACAAGTTTAGGGAAAGTTTCTCCTTCAATATCTCTTATAAAGTTTTCCCAATTAGAACCGATAAAGTTAATAAATCCTTCTTCATTACCTCTATTCTTATATCGTTCTAAGTATTCATCTTTACATTCAATTGAAGGATATACTAAAGTATAGTCTATGTTGTTATTTCTTAATGCTTCTCTAACTATATCATGTGATGATACTAGAATAATATCAGCAATACCCATATTAAATTGAATATGCTCCATGTAGTTGTTAGGGAAGTCTGGATGTCTTACTCCTTTTTCAATCCAAGAGAAATCACTACTGTCAGAATCTAAGACAATAATATCATTATTCTTGAATAAGAAACTCTTACCAATACCAGGAAAACCAGAAATAATTTTTGTTTGCTTCAAATTAATCAACCTCTCCAAATTATAATTATAAATTATATAAAACTTATTCTATAAAATAATATATATTTAAAATAATTTTCTATGTACCAGAGATTAAATAAATAATTACAAACAACACCCATATAGGTATTGTTTGTAATCATATTAAAAATTAAAATTGTAACAAGGATTAACGACCTTGTTGAGCTACAAGGTATTCACGCATTTTAGCTTTACCTTTAGAAGCATATTTTTGTTGGATAGCATGACGACATTGTTTACGAATTTTAGTAGCTTTCACATATTTCTTATACAATGGATCTCCAGCATCTTTAGCCGCTAATAATGTAGCTTGTGTTAATAGTTTTTTACGCATAGCGCTTTTGTCCATACGCACTACACTTCGTTCTTGAAGAATACGAGCAGTTTCAGTAATAACCTCGAAATCAGCACCAGTTCCTTCGTTAGTTTGAGTTAATGATTCAAAAAAGTTTGCCATCTTGAAAAGACCTACCTTTCATATATTTTAATTTTTTGTTCAAAATATCTTTCAATAATATATTATTTATTTGTTATAGTCTTTAAATATAAGAATTTAATTTTATAATTTCCTTATAGTATATAAAGATTATTAGATTTTTATAAAAACTTAATTTTTATGAATGACTATAACTATATAATATATTTGTTGTTTATAGGAGGTAGTTTAATTAATGCATAGTGAATTTCTAGCAACGTATAAGGAAAAGATGACTAGTACAATTCATCGATTCTTCCCAGAAGCAGATGAAGCATTTATTGAATCAGTTGTCAAGAAGGAAATGAAGTCTAGACTTAAGAACCCTAGAGTTGAATTCGAAGGTGAACAGACTTCAATGTTATCAGTTCTTCAATATCAATTAGATAATGAAGCAATTATTACTGGTTATGGTACATTATTTGTAAACCGACAAAAGCAAATTAGTACAATGGCTTTAATGTGTGATGAGTTTATCGTTAAACGTTCTGTCCATAAAGATAAAATGTTTAGTCATATGAATGATGAAGATAAAACTCAATATAATAACCAAAAGACTATTCAGATTAACTATAAGGTACTGAATAACTCATTCTATGGTGCATCAATCGAGTCAAATTCAATTTTCTATCATCCATATGTAGGTAAATCAATTACTTATACTGGTGAGGATATTATTACATTTGCAGTAATAACATTTGAACGTTTCTTATCAAATAACATTGATTTTAGAACATTCAATGACTTAATGGTATTTGTTGATAATATCTTAAGTGAAGACTATCAAACAGTTAATGATGTTGAATTCAGACAAGATGCTTCTGTAGATGAAGTATATGAATATCTTAAAGAAAAATATGTTGGTGAAGATAAAGAATTATTATACGTCTTTAAAGAACGTTTATTAGATCATTTAGACCAAGACGATTTAAATAAACTTTACTTCAAGAATAATTTATTTGAATTTATTGAAAGAACTAATGTAATTGATTTATATTCACATGTAATTGGTCATGATGATTTCTTAGACCCTAACCATGTACCTGAAAGAATCGTAGGGAATTTAAATGAGATTTGGACTTATATTAAAGAATGGGTATCATATAACTATTCAGACTTCTATCGTTTTGATCGTTGTGATAAAGGATTAAGAAAATCAGTACTAACAATTGATACTGACTCAAACTTCTTATATCTTAAACCATACTTTGATTTCTTTGCAAAACATTTCCCTGATCTGGTTAATATCGAGAGTGATGAATCAATCATTTCTACAATCAATACAGCAACATATCATATTACAAAATTAATCAATGATGCATTCTTTAAATTTGGTGAGTTATATAATGTTCCTGAAGATATTCGTCATCGTATTAATATGAAAAATGAGTTCTTAATTAAACGTATCATGATGACACGTAATAAAAAGAACTATGCAGGTATCGTATTAATGCAAGAGGGTAACTTAATGAACCCACCTGAACTAGACGTAAAAGGTCTAGCTATTCGTAAAGTATCAACAAACGCTCATATTCGTGAATCATTTACAGAATTACTTGAACATGATATACTAGGTTCTAAAGAAATTGATTTAGGTAATATTATTGGTAAGTTCAGAGCATTAGAATCTAAAGTTAGAGAATCATTATTATCAGGCTCTTCTGAGTTCTCACTTCCTGGCAAGGTTAACTCAATACATTCTTATGTAAACCCTTATCAAATGATGTCATTACGTGGTGCAATCACATGGAATTCATTATTCCCTGATAAAGAAATTGATTTACCTAACAAAGTTAACATGTTTAAACTTAATATTGATTCTTTAGAAATGCTTGAAGACATGGATGATCATTATTATGCTAAAATTGAAAAATTATTTGATAATAAAGACTTAGTTAAGAATGGTTTAAATGTTATTTCATTACCTAAGAATCAAGAGGAATTACCAGATTGGATTATCCCATATATTGATATTGATACAATGGTTGCGGATAACATTAAATCAGGTATTATCATGTTAGAATCATTAGGATTTAAGACATTAGATATTCTTAAACATCAACTACCAACAAATATTATCGAAATTTAATCATACTAGGGAGAACTATTTCCCTAGTATTGTTTTTGGAGGGTAAATTATGGAAAAAGCTTTTAATATGAATATGGATGCAAACGGAAAAGTAAAACCAGTAGATGTTGTACTAGATTGTGATGAAGTATTAGCGTTTATCACACCTCTATGGGTTAAACTAATACATGATCGTGAAGAAGTATTTGG